AAAGAATTAGCTAAACGGATTAGTCCGGTAGAGTTACTAGAATACGATACGTTGTTGCAGGAGAACCTAATATTAGGTGTTAAGCTACGCGAGGCTGAAAAACAGATAGTGCAGCTAGAAGCTGAGATGTCCGATTTACAAATGTCCATTGGCGCGCAGCCCTGGTCATAACTCTTTATTACTAACGTAGGAATTCATCATGATCGCGTCTATTCAAGATATCATCGACCATCCAGAAGCTCACTTAAATGCTGAGACGCTACGCGAATTAGCTACTCGTGTACAACAACTAGCCTACTCTCAGGAAGGACCTAAGTTTGTACGGACTGAGGCTACGGAACCGGCACGTAAGTCCAATCACTACATGGAAGCTATGATGTCGTTAACGCAGCGCTGTGCGTATAGCAAAAGTGAAATCGCTTTGTTGATAGCGGAGCAGGCTTTAGCGCGTGAGAACGCTGAGATACAACTTGCTAAAAGAAACCAGATGCCGCGATTAGCGCCGTTTACTAATCTATCGGTATTGCAAGAGCCTAACAAACTCCACGTATTGGTAGCAGGCCCTACTAATACGGGTAAGACTCTATTACTAAACAAAATCTGCGAATGGCTACAGTCTACCTATGGGGTGGAGGCTCGCTGTAATCATTTACTACAGGAGCCTCAGCAGTTTTTTCCAGCGGATAAAGTGCGCCACGAACAATCATTAACGGCGGCATTACATCACCGCGAGGTAATACTATCGGAAATCCATCTATATCCGCCAGCGGACGGACTGTCTATAGTTATCCCGGGTTGGTTTGAAACACCACTACCAACACCAGAGTCAGTACTCGATAAAGTAGAAGGTGATGCAGCAATGCGTGACTTTACGAATAACTGGGAAGGCGATGCCGAACCAGTGCTGGAACCACGTGATGAAGGTCCTAAGGTCTACGGTCAGTCACGCGGTGTGGTGGTGTCTGACTCTAGCGTTAACTATAGCCATACTCCGGTCCCTGGTGTGTCTGCTGAAGCCTATAATAAATGGGCGGATGATCACATCGTGGATAAGCATATTAATCTTACTTAAACGATACTAGGAGATAGGGTTACCCTATCTCCTAACGGAGGATTTATGTGCACGCCACATACTGAGTTTTACATGTTAGTAGCTGGCGTTCTAATGCTAGTTATATTTGGTATTGTCATACAGTCTGTTATCTACGTCTATCGACCACGGTATCCGTTTATGGCACCTGTAGTTGGTGGTCGCTCCACTACACCGCCTGAGTTTAAGCCCGCTTTCGCGCCGTTAGATACAACTGCCACCATTAATGGTTCATTGAGTACTGATTCCGTGGACTTAATGAATAAGTATAGGGTCGGTAGGTTAGATAGACTAAAAGACGGTGATCGTTTTATTGGGCTCTTTAATAACGGACAGTGCGGTAGATGTCGTGTAGTTATTGATACATGCAGTCTGCCGATGGTTTTAGATACCCTGTCGGTATACACGGAACCTATGTTCGAGGGCGTACTGTTATTAGGGGTCTATCGTGGCAAAGTTTTTATCTGAGCTACTAAATTTAATAGCGGGGTTATTATTCCTAGCGTTATGGGCTGGTGGTACATATCTAGCCCCTAGAGATATCTGCTGGATTCCACCTGTAGCGTTTTATTACGCTATAGTCCATGTTCTACATCTATTGGGTTTATTGCCCTAGTTTTATACTATCATTATTCGGGAGTTTCACATGTTACCTGTAGAGATTATTGCTAATGCGTTAAAAGAGTTCTGGGCGGGTCCCAAGCTAGCAGCGAATATTGTTAATGCGTTAACGGCGGAGGGTTACGCTATTACGCCTATAGATGCGTTACAGGCAGCCGTATATGGTATGCAGACACCACCAGCCGTTACAACTATAATACTGGGCGAGGGTTTAATTACTATCGAGCCTATTGCACAGCCCGATCGGTCGGTAGCGGGTATATTATTTAAACAGTTAGCGAGCGCACAACCTATTAACGAGCAGGTTAAGTCAGGGTTACTAGATCAAGCACAGCCGTTGCTACGCATTATATCCACAAAACCTCAGTCATTCGCAGCGCTGTGTGATGTCAGCGATCAGGCCGCTAAGTTGTTTAGGCCAGAGGCTGGTAAGGGGGGTGTAGTTAATGAAGCCGTGGATCGTGAGATTCTAGAGTTATCATTAGCTCGAGTTACTGCGATGCTAGATAAGTTAGTGGGGGAGTGTTTGGGCGATGGGTTGGCAGATACAGTGGGTGGTCTAAACCCTACTGTACGCACACTCCGTGAGGCCCAGGCCTGTATCCCTCAAGGGTATCCTAACGCATTTAGGCCGAAGGTGAAGTAATCAATAGTTAGCCTAGGTATATCTGAGATCCCAAATAATCTCAGATATATACTACTTAAGGGAGAAGAGAACTAAGCCTATCTTCACAACCCTTTTATTCAGGCTAACTAAGAGTATACGATTATGAGCACTAAACCAGAAGATACAACCAATGCTAAAGACGAATCTGCCAAGACTAATGATTCTAAGAAGGATGAGAAATCATCTTTCACCAAAGATGAATTGAAGATCTTCGGATGGAAATGTGGTGCAGCCGGTGCATGCGCGGGTATCGTGGTGGGATTTGCCGCAGGTGCGTGGGCAGGTTCACGCAACGGTAACTAATGACGAGTGAGTGATAGCCTAGGCTATCACTCACTGCCTTTTATTTTTTTAGCTAATTAATTTATATTTAATTAGCATATACTGTAGTCGAGGGGTATTGCTATGTCAAACGTAGGTATGATCGAGTTTACGCAACTCGAAGATGGTGTGTGGTTGGCGGTCGTAGGCCGCTGGTGTGGTTGTATTGGTAATAGCATGCGTGACGCTGCCGATGCCGCAGTAGCTGAATATCTCGCTGCTACTGCTTAATAAATTTCCTGAGTTAGTATGGAATACATCCATCCCTACTATCTGCTAATAAACTTGGATGTGGAGAAATATCATGAGCACTGCAACTGAAATAAGAAATTCTATGGTTATCAATAATGGCCAAGCCAAAGCCAATACCGGCTTTAGACAAATTGTACTATCACCGCAGGGTGTTATACGTGCTGTGATCTCGGCTGAACGCAGTGGCGAACGTTCAAAACGGTGTACGCGACAGGTTGCCCGTAACGGTGACCTAGTGTTAAAACACGGGTGGTACCCGAGTAAATGGGAGTTGTTCATGTTCACGGATGGTGAGCTGATCTCGTTAGGTGCCAACGGGTTCACGCAGCATGCTCAGGCACTGAAGGCATTGCCTAAAGATGCTGACGACTGGTTGACCTCAGCTGAGCCAGGTGAATCATATCTACCTGCTGGCGTCGGATGGGACGGAGTACGCACCACTAATGATTTACGCAAAGAACAGGACATCCGTGCGTTGTTCATCGGGTTAGGTAGCGTGGAGGTAGAGACATCTAACGGCGCTGAAAACTGGCTGGATGGTGTAGTGCGTCAGGCCAGCCTAAGTCCGTTCACGGGTCTACCGTTGAACTGGTCTAAGGCGGCTAAGCTACCTAAGGAGATGGACTCACCGGCTGAGTATTATGACAGTTCGTTGGCTCACGTCAACGAGTACACTGAATGGCTGTTATGGTTCTTTGATGGGGGTGTGGAACGCCATTGTCCAGCACCTACCAGTGGTTCATGGTCTACTGGCTACGCGGGTAACGAGACCGAGTACTACAACTCATTACCGGTAGCAATGCCGGCAGGCGTACGCACAGCCATACGTATTACTCGCGGTGCATACCGCACTAACGATTGCAGCAGCTACGGCTGTAAGTGGACGTTATATAAAGCATAATACAGCGTAGGGCTCCTAGGAGCCCTACAACGTATCCTCTAATCTTTCTTTTTGGTATCCTCTATGAATCCATACAACGAAGCATTACTAGCCACTAATGTTAAGCTAGTTAACTTAGAACTAGCTCAAGCTAGCGGCATCCCTACGCCTACTAAATGGCAGCCTGGTATTCGTCTGGCTACGGCGAATATATTAAAACGCCCTTATAGCAAACGCTGGCACCGTGATTTCGATAAGGCAGTAGCCTATATCAAACGTACAGAACCATTAGTTTATGGGTCTTATTAAACACTAACCGCTAAGGTATCTATCATGCAAGAGTCTAAACTCAATCAGTCTATTATGTCACATTTACGCCCACATTTCGAAGCTATCTATAATAAACTAGCCGTCTTAAAGGCTAATCTAGATGACCCGTTAGTTAACCGGGTTATTATTTTTAACATCGATGGTGTTGATAATCCTGACTTTAAATTAACCGGTGCTATGCATAACGGTGGTGCTATCGGTGAAGCAGGTGAGTCTGATATTTTATTTTCGATATCTGGTCCATACGGTTCACGTATCGATGCTGACTTGGTGTTCGTAAGTTACGATATACCGCACGCACGAGTGGTAGTTGCTACTAACGGCGTCAATTCGTATACTATCCCGATTAAACTAGGTCTGTTCATGGAGGAGATCAAAGGGGTTGTATTAGCTTTATCTGCGTTCCCAACTAATTCACTGGTCTTACCTAAACTGCCTGCATAACGGCATATCTCCCCTCAGAGCCTTACGGCTCTGAGGGGAGCGTATGATCAGATTTTGATCGCGGTGCTAGCTGCACTAGCGAGCTGTTCGGCAAAACCGTTAGCTGCCAATACATCAGGCGAGATCGCATCAATAAATGCAGGACGTGTATTAGGGTTAGCGCCTGTTAAATTAATTTCATTTAACAACTGCTGTGCTAACAACTTAACGCCGTAGCCTACCTGTGTTAATGCGGTCATTGGGAGTTGGAACTCTAGAAGATCGCCTGCGGTAGTTTTATCGAATTTACCTTCTTCGTCCGGTGTTTCTTTCGGATACATGTTAGTAGATAGCCAAGCTTTCTCTACCTTAGTAAACGTTGGATCTGGTTCGAAAAACAACATCGTAGCGCCGATAAAATCCGGTAGCAAATCGATGATCTTACCTTTGTTTTGAGCCAGTGTAACTAAGCGCGGAATCTTAGTAATCGGATCCATGATTAAGAACGTTACCCATGTTTCCAAAATAGCCGTAAACGGACGACCTTGGCGTTCTACCAACGTGAAGTTAGGTTCTACTACACCACGCGTTACGTTAGAAGGTGTTTCAAGTTTCTCACCAGAACCACCTACTGGTGTATCAACCGACTCAACAGTAAGCTTGGTATTACCTAAGTCAATTGCTTTCGGATGTAGCTCAAACATCGCTTTAACCGCAGCACGAAATTTCTCCGGGTTAGGGAGGAAATCGAATCCGCGTGGCAAGTCGATAACACGACAAACGATATTACGGCGTACATACGGAGTAGATGAAATATAATGCGGGAAGTCCGTCAACAGCCCAAACTGACCGCCGTTAGTTACATCGATCATTGGCGTCAAGCTCGTTTGGCCGTAAGCTTGTTGACCAATAAATGTATTACTAAATCTTGCCATTATGCGTGCACTCCTTATAAGGACTTACCCATTACTGGGCAAGATCCTCTAAACGGTGGGCAACAATCGTTACAGTAGAAACTGTCTTCATGTTGTTAGCGTAGATGTGGATGTTAGTACCCCAGCTGAAACCACGGGTGGCATCTGCTTCGGTGAAGAATGTTTCTGGCTGGATAACGAAGCGGTTATCAAAACGACCCTCAGTACGTGCTACAATCATACGGTTGGACTCTTGGATAAACTGTGCGTTCGTTAGACCGCTGTTACCCGATAAGTCACGCCATACGGCTTGCGCTACACGCTCTAGTTCGCAACATGCCGCAACCGTAGGTAATGAGTTCAGCACGCTGGTGTCATCAGGGTATACGGATTGGAACGCTGGGTAGAATTGTGATCTACGATCGTAGTTTTGAACCCAGATCAGGCCTGCTTCCCATTCGGCATTATACGTGGTATCGTTTTGGTACGTGATGTTGATGTCACGGAACAATGTTACGATATTACGTTGTTGCTCGTCGATAGACTGACCGGATGTCCAACGACCATTACCAGCGCCCATCCATGCGGCGACCTTAGCAGCCATATCGATAGTTAATGGTAAGTAGCCGCGGTATTCGCTACTGATGAGTTTACCACAACGACCGACGATAAACGCACGGCAGGCTGGGGTACCATCAATAAACGATTCTGGGCTAGCTAACGCTACATTACGGAGAATCGTAGCGAATGCAGTTTCTTCCGAACTGGTATTTGGATCAGCGTATTTAAACTCATTAAGCACAGGCACTAATGGGTTATCGTATTCAGCCACGGCTTGCGTAGACAACAACACCCAGATATCTTTACGGCGGGACATAGGTGTGAGTAACTTTTTCTTCGTTTCCATACTGAAACCGGAGTCCCAGATTGTGGAGCACGGATATTTCGCTACGTCTAACATATGCGAACCGATGTCACCGAAATTACCCGCTAGGTTAGCTACCGCAGCATCGAATAATTGCAAGTTAGCCAACATATTCGGTTTAAGGTTACTATCCAACACCAACCCATCATCACCGCCAGTAGCGTAATGTACGTTGTTGTCGCCGAATGCCACACCACCAAACTTAACTGAATTACGTACATCGAACGACCAGTACGGCACGCCGTTTTGATCTACGCCGGTAAACAAATTCAACAGATGGCGATTGGCAGCCTGACCTGTGAACGCTGTAGCCGCAGTACGGCCATAGGTAGCTGCTGTCGTATCGTAAAAACCTTCACCAATCGTGGTCGAGCTTCCGTTCACTACAACACCGCCATTAGCAATAATAGCCAATAATGCGTTTAATTGTGTCTCGTAAACATACGAACGGCCAAACGGGCCATAGAGCGGAGCGATCGTAGGATCGTTAAGCGCTTGGTAGGCTTCAATGAAACGCTCATTTACAGATACCGGTAAACCAGACTGTGGGTGGTACAGCGCATTTTTGAAACCTAACTCTAGGTAAGGTTCACCTGCTACAGTACGCACTAAGTTAGCAGTGGCATCATTGATAGGGCGCTCTACGCAGCTTAAGCGATAGAGGTAGCTACCTAATACGTTCATAGCGCTAGTATCGCCGGGTGATAAATCATCAGCGTTAGGGGCGGACAAACGAATACCTTTACGGTTGCCATGTTCACCAAAATCGGCTACTTCTAAATCCATGATTGGAATCAGTATAGAGCTAACGCGGTCACCGTTAGCTTTCACTAAGGTAGACAACGCTTCGCCAGAGGCAGTTACTGTACCGGCACGGAAGTCGTTTAAGGTAGTACCCGCTGCAAATAGAGTGGCCGCAGGCACAGTCCATGGCGCTGTAGTCGTACGCCATACTAAACGATGACCAATAGCGAACACTGGATTAGTACCGTTCATCTCTTGAATAGGCACACCGCTGGCATTCAGTTTAATAGTACCGTCTGCGACATTACGTTCGTAGATAGGAACTTCGCATGGAATGTATTCCACCGATAAACGGATCATCGCTGTTTTACCATTAACTGGTTTAACGCGCTGTACCATGAACTGGTTACCCGCTTGGTTCACGTAATCCATTAAAACAGTTTGGTGAGTTAGGTAAGGACTACGGTAGTCTAATGTACGATCACCGTAGAGTTGTTTGAAAGATTCACCAACGCATACTTGTGGCTCTAATGGGCCGTGTTCTGTTAGCAAGTAGAATAAAGGCAAATGCTGTGGTAGTTGTTCAGGCTCGCGTGGAATCGTCCGACGAGAAACGTCACGAATTCCTTGTACGATTGCCTTAGGTGTTGCTTTGTAAATGGTCATCGCAATGCTCCCAGTGCAGATTGTATGAATGTGTTACACACACATCATAGTAATAGTTTATTGATTACCCTAATGGGTAAAATTTGGAGACGGTTATGTTTGCTACTAGTTACGATACAACGATTATTAAGAACTGCATTATGCAGAAAACGATGGATGAATTAGAGCGTCAGCGTGTAATTGGTAACGTGCAAATTACTACGCCTAAATCACCTTCCGGTAACCCTGTAGGTAGTGACGGGTTTCTGATGGTGACGCCTGGCTTAGCGCCTATTCCGCCGTTTGGCCACCCATTAGTGATTACTGATGAACGTCATAAAATGAAAACTGTTTATATTGACGTTCGTAGTGCTACGCGTGAGCTACGTGACGGCGGTTATGCTATTCAAGGTTATTTAGAATATAACCTAGCGGTACTCCGTGGTGCATTACAGACGCATTGGTTAGACAGTCAAGACTATATCGATTTGATGAACGTAGGGGTTGTGCCGATAGCGTTCTACGCACGTTTTCTATCGGACGCATTAACGATTCGATTAGCATTAACTACTGATATACAAATGCGCGTCAGCGTAATGTCTGCGTATTTCTATCTCTGCATGTTCTTAGAGAACGACGCGCCGTCCGAGTTGGATGAGCCTACTAAAGCGCGGTTCGCTAACATGATTGCACGAGCTACCTACGTATCGATGCCTGACGTATTTAAGATTATCGATGAGCTAGACCGCATGTATAGTATTGATGATCTTGTATCAGCACTCGTTACGAAAGGTAATAGTATTCGTTTTGAGAAACTTACACGGGCTTTCATCTACTCTATTATTGGTGGTGGGTGGTGGGGTGCTAACCATAACGAGATCATGTCTGTAGCATTAGAGCATCCGCCTACCTGGATAGCATTATGCTTTACGTCACTGCAAGAACGTGGTTTCCGTAAAACAGGTATAGGGCGTATAGCTGAGCAACACAAAAATAGTGACGACGTCGCTAGTTTTGTTAAGGCTGTAGAATATTTAATTAAATACCGGTGAGGTTATGATGGGCGGTTTATTAGTACAACACGCGTTAGAACATGTTTGGTGTGAGCCTATACAAGACCGCCAGCATACCTTATTAGCAGCGCGGTTAACGCCTGTAGGTGGTGCTACTTTAGCGGCACCGGTACTATGGCAGCGTGTACCGCTGCCTATTATTAATGGTACTCGGAGCTATTGGCACGTATATCAAATAGGGCAACTAGATGCTAGTCTATTTAAAATTGATTTAAGGACTAATGAATGGACTAGCTTAGTAGCCGTGCTAGAACAAGACCGAGTTGTAGTCGATATGTTTATGTCTAATGGTGCTAAGGTGCCGGTAGACTACGGGTACCTAAGACGGAACACGGACGGTAATCTGATATTAGCAGTAAGACATTTGCCGTTAACGGATTACATGGGTCAGTCTTTAGATAGCGATAAACTCTACGTACGGTTTTATGCCAATGCGCGTTACGATACTGCGGGATGGCACCTAACTGCGCCGGAACCTGCACACGGGTTACGGTCGGCTGCTCGTACAGTGTTGAGCATGGCTGACTATACGGCGTTTATGTTGATCACAGATGCCATCGCTACGTTATACACTGGGCGTGGCTACGGTCTGTATTATAGTGATGGAAGGCTAATAGCTAAACCCGTTGGCTATACACCCGACTATCTAGGTAAGCATCTATCATTCGTGTGGGACTCTACGATAAAAGAAATCACCACTTACCGATTAGCGGATCTACCGCAGTTCACTAGTCTACTGGATATTAACAAACGTAAATATCTACTGTTGCGCAGTACAGCGTATGAATCTATTGATTACTACGATGATAACGATATCTATCTAACGGTACCGCTAGGTGGTACGCAGTATATTGGCGGTTATTTGGGTAGACTACGTCCAGCTACCGTTAGACAGCTTACCCATAATGCGTATAGTATTAACAAACAGGACGTTACTGCATTACAGCACGCGAATCCATTATTGGCCAATCCAGACGTGCAGATCATGTTAGTAGTACGTCAAGGTGGATTTGAACGTGGGTTGCAACAGCAACACAATCGAATCGAAGACCTCTATCGATTGTCGTATCCACAGATCGTAGAGGCTATGGTCACGCCTACTACAGTGCCGGAATGGTCAGCCGCTACGCTGGAGAACTCAGCTTACGCCGCAGTAATGCAAGCCGACATAGAAACCATTAATACTATATTAGTGGAATCAGCCTACGGCTATAATGCAGTTACCCGGGCACTGGCGTCACCGCTCTTACCCGTACAGACCTCGGTAGCGCCATATGTGATGTTACCACCTGTATTAGCAATCACTGACCGCACGACCGGTAATGGAAAACGAGGATTGTTCTATTACCGAGATGGGTTGCTAGTAGGTTATCGTAACGATACACTCCGTGAACAGTTACATTATCTGCCGGCTGCTTTAAATACGGCGACCGTGGTCGAGGCCTTTAATGCCTCTGTTACGTACGGCGATTCCGGTGTACGGTATAACACGGATATTACATCGACTGGCTTAGCGCAATACGGCTTTAGATGTTACGTGTGTCCAGTTGTTGGCGGATTGCCATCGGAAGTTTGGACTGATATTACTGATACGGATTACTATTATTACGACCCGGACGGTACAGTAGGTAATGGACACATACCGACCTTAGCGTGGGATTATGATGCGCTAGCGCTAGGTAATTTATTCCCGTGCGTTAAGATTAATGATCGCATCTATTACTTCGTAGCTCCTGCGCTAACACCCGACTATACGGGTGTGATCCAGTTTAAGTTACAGGAGACTGCGGTATGGTTAGGGAGTACTGTAGTAAAGGACTATTTACTACCGGCTGGCGTAGTCGATGTGTTTATGGACGGCTATTCACTAATACAGGATTTAGACTACTACATAGACGGGGCTACTGTAACGATAACGAAACGCCCTACGACCGCCCCAGCGGATACATTGATACAGGTAAGATCCTACGGATTTCCGTTACCAGAGCACATGCAGCCGGATGCCCCGCGTGAGCAAGACTTTGTACGAGGTGGAATATTATCCGTTAATAACTATTACAATATCCGTAATGACCGTAATATCCGTACCATAGTAGCGGGTGAGTTAAAGTTACGGGAGCAGGTGCGGTACGCCGAATCAGGTAGCGGGGCGCTAACGACGGATGGTAGACCTTATGCGATTACCGATTATGCGGTAGCGGTAGAGTCCTATACTACACGGCACTTAGTACCGTTTAGGAAGACTGCCTTAGACATTGATACACGGGTAATGGATTATTTAACGCCACGTCTACATGAAACTAACGTACGCTATCCAGCGATAGTAAGCGAGCGATGGGCGCTAGTTAGTCCATTCTGTAGCCGCATTATTCATTTATTATTAGATGGATTTTTGAATGCCGGTGAGTTATCGCTGAGTTATAGCGACGCTACCGTAGATACCTGGGTTGAACCCTACATCGCACTACTATCAGTCGATCCGTGTGTACGTGTAGTAGATCTCAGATACGTAGTGATTTATCCACACCAGTATGATTATCTCATTACACTGAACCCTGATCAATATCGCTTCGTTGAATATTTAATTCGACGGTTCTTAAATAACCGTACTGACCTAACGCCGTCAGTTATTATAGGATGATGCTATGCCAGCACCTGTACCGGTCTTACCAGACCAGGGCCGTGGCTTTCGCTACTGGTCTATCAAAGAGATTTATATAGGCGCATTAGGACTACCAGCGAACCGGTACGTGCCTAATGTAGATGATGCGGTATGGGACTGGGACACAGGACTCTACCGGGTCGTCGCCGTAGACTCTATCACGCATCTGTCTGTATTAGAGCCGCATTCATTTACGGATCTAAACGGCGGGATACTCCCGGACGACATCATATTGAGCACCGGACCTAACCACGTATCTGAATCATACCGCGTCTACATCAACACCGATGTAACCCCGCATACGTTAGCTTTTGATTCACGGTTGTATTTACGGGGATCTAATGCACACCATGTTAAGGTGTTTAAAGGTACCGATACATCGGTTAGTGGTCATGTGATCTCCGGTGTGTTTAACGGTAGCGGTGTATTAACTAGCGAGAACATACCGTTAGAGTTATGCGTAACGCCCGGTGTAGTTAATCTAACGGTTAAGACGCCAGCGGTAGCAAACGTAATCGAAGCGGTGGCAGACGGCGATGTAGTTACTTGTGTGGTTTATTCTAGCACTGGTATCGTGCTGAGTAAGTTCCGTATGTTGGCTACGCTGTCTAACTTTATTCGGTCTACGGATATTAGTAAACGGTATATTGTTGGGATTGAGCTACTCTCACCCTATTTATCCGTAACAGACAGCCATCTGTTAGAATATCCGGTTAACCTAACACTACAGTCAGGTTCAGTGCAGGGGCGTGTTACGTACGACGATGCCAGCACACTCACCCTACCCATCGACGGTACACGGTTTGCGCTATTAGGGGTAGATCGCTATATTGCTGCACGGGCAGGTAATACCGCTGAGCTAGTACTAGTCTATAACCTACAGCCTAACGAATACGCCTATGGGGTGAGCGCACCTATACCTGATCGGTCTATTGCGCAGCCTTATCGTGTTACAGCGATTCAGGCGGACGGTGCCTATACGGTTAAGTTATTCGTTATCCCTAAATGGAGTAGTGGTTTAAACCGTTGGGTATTGGATTATTTACTATACGACTTAGATCGAGCGACACTGGTAGACGCTACGCCATTCATCGAGACTGTCTCGAACACACCTGTGTTTGATGGAACGTTATTAGACGCATGGCAACATATTACGGTAGCCGTTAATCTAAACTCGGTAGACAGCGGATATTTATCCTACAGATACCTCCAGTTGTTTTCTATACAACTGAAAGCAGGAGCCACCAACACAGGTGCTACACAATACACGCTCTTAGCCTATAAGCCCGATGTGATCTTAGGGTCTGAACTGCACGCCAACTCAAGTCCTGACCTTGGTAACCCGATCTATAAACGACTTGATATATCGCAAGGTCTATCTAACGTAGGCGATTGGTTAGATCGTGTGTACTGGCCGTCAATGCCACTATACGCTACGGGATTAGAGGCACACGCACCAGAACCTACTCACGTACGCGTTAAGTTACCAGCATCTAGTTGGGTGCGTGAGTTAACTGTAGCGCAGGCTGTGGAATGGCTTGAACTTATCACCGCGCCCATACACCCAGGTGACTTAGTACGACTAGAGTTCATTAGACGCGAGTCTACGGATTTAGAGTTAGCTGCTATGGGGATTAACGTGCGGGTCTAGGGGGGATCATGATTTTATTCTTAGAGGACTTTAGAAAATATCCGAACAGTATTATCCACGAGTCTACCAGCAACACCTCGTTCCTACAGTTAGCTGAAAAGCTCCGGGCTATGGGGGTTAAGAACTATTACTTCTTTCTAGTGCTAACGCAGCCTGAGTTGGAATTCGTAGATCCGCATGACCCTAATATCACGGAGGAGCAGATTGCTATGGTTGCTGCTGAGGTAAAGCGCAACCCATGGTATTTCTTTAGGGAAGTAGCTAGGGTACCGCCTCAGGGCGGTAGTCCAGTGGGTTTGCCATTACGGGCTAATCGTGGTAATATCGCGTTGTTCTGGTGTTTTTTTGCGCACATCAGACCGTTTCTGATTCAGCCACGTCAGACTGGTAAATCACTAGGAACGGATTTATTAAACTCCTATCTGTTATACATCATCTGTTTCAATACGCGTATTAACTTGTTAACTAAAGATAATGCGTTACGGGTGGCTAACGTGGAGCGGCTTAAAGAGATACGGGGGTACTTACCCCCGTATCTACAAGCGCGTGATAAAACAGATTCGGATAACACAATCGAAGTAGAATGTAATAAACGTAACAACGTATATACCACCTGTGTACCACAGAACTCTGAAGCAGGTGCTAACAACGTAGGACGGGGTTTGACAGCACCGATTACAACAATCGATGAGGGTCCTTTCTGTCCATTCATTAAGACTACTCTATCGGCTATGCTAGCATCAGGTACAGCAGCACGGGAAGAAGCTGAACAATTTGGTACGCCGTACGGTACGATATTCACGACGACTGCCGGTAAGAAAGATGATCCTAGCGGTAAGTACATGTTTGATTTGTTGTCTGGCGGTATGCCATGGACTGAGTTCTTATACGATGCGACTAATGAGCGCGAGCTACACGCTATCGTAGAGAAAAACTCGCCAGGGTTAATGCCATTAGTTAACATTACATTGTCTCATCGCCAACTAGGGTATACTGATAAGTGGTTGTTAAAACAGTTACGGGATAACAACTCGCAAGGCGAAGCGGCGGATCGTGACTTCTTTAACAAATGGACGAGTGGTGGGTTATCCTCACCATTACCTACTGCGTTGAACGATCGGTTACGCAAAGCACAGCGTGATCCTAAACACGTGCAGATATCTAAAGACAATTATCTGTTACGCTGGTATATACCGCTGGATGAGATCCAGCGTCGGATGTCTAGTGGTACATTCGTTATGGGTATGGATACCAGTGAGGGTGTAGGTAAGGATTCCATCACCATGGTAATTATGGATACATCTACATTGGAAGTGGTAGCAGCCTCTAATTGCAGTGAGGCTAATCTGTATTATTTCGCAGGTTACATGGCTGATCTATTAATACAGTATCCTACGATTACGGTTATACCTGAACGTAAGAGCTCAGGTATGGGTTTAATCGATGCACTAATCGTAATATTATCTACTAAAGGAATCGATCCATTTAAACGGATTTATAACTTAGTAGTAGATGATCCTATAGAATACAAAGAGGAGTTTAGGCAGGTACAGGATGGTATGCAGCGTCGTAATCAACACTTCTACGATCGGTCTAAACGGTTATTTGGATTTGTTACGGCGGGTAGCGGCAGACATAGTCGTGGGGCGCTGTACTCCGATACGTTGTTACGCGCGGCAATGTTGTGCTGTGACACCGCTAATGATAAACGCCTGATTGATGAGATCACGGGATTGGTTTCCAAGAACGGTAGGATTGATCATTCGAGTGATGGACATGACGATATGGTAGTAGCTTGGTTATTAGGCGTGTGGTTCTTGACTAGTTCTAAAAACCTAGCATTCTATGGTATTAAGAATGCATTATCAGGTGTGTCTGAGTATAAGGAAGGTGAGGTTCACAAACGGGTGTTAACGCCTGTGGAAAACTACGATAAAGTTAGACAGGCGCGCGTACGGTTAGATATAGAGGATTTACTCGTATCGTTACGCGGGACGAATGATGAGATGTTGGCTTTACGTTTAGAAAGCCGTATTAAATCACTGGATGCTAAACTCACGGAAGAATACATCGATGCTAACTCGTTAGATAATTTATTATCAGACGCCTCTAAGCAGCGCGTTAAACGTGTGCAGCAGCAGATGCGTGACAGACGATTTAGGCATTCGGCACAGAGTGTGGATTACTACTAAACAACGAGTAGTGTACGGCCTAGGCCGTACACTACCTATGCCGTTATTTTAAACAACGCAACGTAATGTGTGTACTATAAATACCGGAGCCTATTATGATGCGAGTACCAATACCGTCTGCTATGCAGTTCGAACTAGACCATGAAGCGGATGCCCCTATTTTTAGATCTATATACACGATTGGTGACGATGGACATATTACCTTTTTCAAAGACCCTAACACCCTAAGCATTAACTGGGCTCCACCGTACCCTGGGGCTAATCCATCAGGAATCTGGTTAATTGTAACGTTGCTGCTAATACCCATACTCCTGAATCGTTTACATTTACCAAATGATGTACAGACTGCTCTGTTTATACCCGTTATAATCGTGATGTTACTGTTACTGTATATACACTCTATACAGTTAGCATTAGCGAGCTGCCATCGGGCGCGTGCTACGGCTAATTATAAATACGTAAGACATCTATTAATTACGCTGTACGATTCGCAACAGCTGCTGTTAAAGGTTGCTGAATCTAACGCGGTCATTATGGCAGTACATGATGCCGTTAATGTTTTACGTAAGACATGAAGCTTATTATAGCGGGAAGTCGTGGTGTAACTAGATACCAGACTGTTAGGTTAGCGTTTAGGCGATTCCGGTATAGACGGTCGGTAACTACAGTGGTGTCGGGTAAAGCTCCCGGGGTAGACACACTAGGTGAGGACGTAGCTGACGAATATGGTTTAGAGGTTATGGCTAAGCCGGCTGACTGGGATAGATACGGTAAGCGGGCAGGGTATATTCGTAATGGCGAGATGGCTGACTTAGCGGATGCACTATTAGCGATATGGGATGGTAAATCGCCTGGTACTAAGCAGATGATTAAACTGGCTCTAGCGAAAGGGTTATACGTAGAGGTCTATAGTGATCGTGGGGATCGGTTATTTAGTGGGTATGGTGAGGCGGCTTAGGCCGCTAGCCAATATGCCGTGAACGCATTTTATTTCAGATATATACTATTTAAGGGAGAGAAGTCATAAGCCTAACTTCCTCACTCTCACTATTAACTAGGTCAAGGATACTGTTATGAAAAGCATTTATTTCGCGGAACAAAATGTACACGTAGTGTTGAACGAAGGTGTGTCTATCGATGTCGTTACGTTGGCGGCTGCGTTACGGCGGTTAGACTTCTTCTGGCTGGTGCCAGGTGATCCGTGTTATCTGGGTCATCGTCCTAAGGCACTAGCTGGTGGTAGTGTAAACGAGCATTACCGTGAAACGCACGGTATCCCAGCTGACCTTGTAATACCAGAAGCATGGTATTACTGTCAGCCTAACGATGTAGTTTACAGTACGGCACGACGCAATGCATACCGCCCTTATAAGGCGGGTGATTTCTCAGACTACTGGCGTGAGCGGGTATACGGCGCGATAGACGGAGCAGTAAAGAACGAACTGATCGGCTACATCTACCGTCCGCTGTTGGATGTGAAGCCATCGTACGTCCGCATGGATTTCGAACGCATCAACACGCATATGCGTTCAATGATTGAAGCGTTATTAGCAAAAGGCGTAGTAACGTTCACTGGTAACATGGGCTCCTGTCAGTGCGGTGATACGCACGCTAAACTCAGTGTAACACCCACTGGCTTATTATGGGTTAAGACCACAGGCAGTGAATCATGGCAGTGTTACGACGGTCCTGCGGCCTTCTGTGACGTGCCATACGGCGTCGGTGCCAAGGCCTCTCTAGCAAGCGATTGCTGGGTAGGTAGTAAAGTAAAAGATGCATCGGTAGTAGCGGCTTATTGCTAATGCATTCGTGTTATGTTATTGATATAAACACGTTAAAATTATAAATCATTCGCGAGGAGTCGTGAAAATACTAGTGGCGGCATAGCACCCTACAGCGACCTTCGGGTCGCTGTGAGGCTATTTTTTTTTTTGGCTAAGGAATAGCCTGCTGAGCAGTTAACCATAGTTGTAGTTGTATTAGTTGTTCTTCGGTGGCTTGGCATCTACTGGCTTCAGCAGCATGTTGGGTGGCAACGTCACTGAGTCGTATTTGAATGGGAGTATCATAGAGTTCAGTCGTACCGGGGGCTGCATCAGGACTGACGGAGGGATCGGGCAATAGGGATTGATTGGCGGTGTTCCAGTGCATCCGGAAACCGTTAGTAATGACACACTGAGTATCAGCGCGTGGCGTAACATAGCGAGGTACCTCTTTAATTAGAACACGTTGGCGGGCTTGGACGAGTTGAATACGGGTTACGTACTCGTGTGTAACTTTATCGGTAATAGCAGCAGACGCATTTTGACGCTGGATAGTTTCTTTAGCTAATTTAAATTTAGCATCCGTCCATTGTTGCTGTACGGCGTTACTGCCCTGTACATACCCTATATGGTAGATTCCGTAAATAACGTAACCTAATCCTACTATAGCCATAATTGACATCAAATGTTTACGGATGAACGCTAATAGTATCATAGTGCCCACCACATTAACCCCATGCTAATTAAAATAATCACGAGTAATATGAGTAATGGTCCAGTAGGGTCAGGTCTGTGGTGTCTAACAACAGTTCGGTGTGGATTAATAAACATAGATGATCACCCATAGTGCTTCATGGTAAATGTACGTAACACGATGTACAGTAGTAATCCAGTTCTTACAGAGGCCACTACGGCGGCGCTACGGCCTACTACTGCGCTGTGTACGATAGACTCGCCTAGCTCACGCATCTTCATCAATGCAGGATCCGTGGATCTAGACGCCATATATAGTGCCCGTAACTTAGCAATTAATGCAGCGATATCATTCATACGGTCTTGGGCTCGTCGATCGTTAGATAGGTAATCAAACGCGTGTAGCATGGTCTCGTCTAATAACGCAGTAATGCGTTTATCTTGATAGTGGTCTACCATATAACTCAAGACATCGGTCAGTAGTTTTTCAGGCATCGTATGCATAGCACTACCGATAACCTCTACGAGTTCGGGTTTAATAAACCGATTTCGTTCAGAGACGATCTCACCTAAATAACGACGATAAGGTGTATACATTCGTGATACATCACGTACGATAGTTTTACCATCTAACTCAATAGTACCACCGGCAGTTAGGATCTTAGCGTTCTGCTGTCTAACGACCTCGAATACAGCCCATATCTTTTTAACGATGGACTTTAGTCGTCCTTGAGTATCTGTGATCATGTAGATGATAGCTTCATCATCATCGAATCGCGCTATAGTCTCAAAGTGGATACTGTTCTCGGCGATAATGTCTTTACACCGATTCTCTAATACGGCATACCAGTTACCGTATTGCTTAATAGCGAACTTCTTAGACAGCGCAGCGTAGGTAGCCAGTGCAGTGGCTTCATCAGCGGGGTATTTAAAATAATGCGCTAAGATACTACCGAAGAACTTATAATGCAATACCATCAACACATCAATCATTACTCGCTCACGTTCTATAGGTGAGAGCTTAGACTGATAGATAACTTTAATGGCGTGCACTAAGTATAAACAGCTTAGGTTCATTACGTCCGTTGCACGGATCCAGTTTTCCTTAATGCTGGGTAATCGCAATATCGCTTCACGTGTATCGGATTCATCGATATGTAATATATCATCTAGCCATTCATTTTTATCGCTAGACTTAAATCGTACGGGGTATACGCCTAATAGGTTGCCTCCGAAAAAACGAATGTGGTCATCATTACGGTTAACGAATGCAGCGGAATACTGATGTATTTGTGAGAACAACGCAGGATCAATACGGAGGTCTTTAAAAGCCTCTTGTAATACGGTCTTTAACGTAGACATGGACTATACCTCAGGGTAAACTATAACTACACATAATCATACTTAGAGTGGGGATTATCATGACTATTGATATTAGTTATTGTGGTGAGTACGGGCATATCATTGCTTATGCTAAGCCATTGGCGCCAGCGGGGTTGTTAATCATACAGCGGACTAACGGACATTCCGAACATATGTTGCGGGTAAGTGATTTACCGGCTTATTTAGCGCAGTCTAGTAATATACAGTCCGCGCAACTCATGGATGTAATATGCGCGCATCTTAAAACACCTGGGGCTACTATAGGTGATTATGTGATTGAATATATCACTGGGGTGACTTATGTTACTGGAATATCTAGCGATCTTAGCTAAGCCACGGGAGCCTATACCTATTGGGCGCCGTTTAGCGTATATACGCTGGTATAGTGAGCTTAAGGTACTATCGTATTCGTTTATAGCTGTAAGGCACTTAAATGCGATTATAGCGTGTCCTGAGCGTTATATGGTAATAGGTTGTCTGGAAGACTCTATAGCTACGACGTATATTAAGCTTCGTGCGTCTATTGAACTACTCGATGTGTTGTGTTTAATTGATTATGGGGTATATGACGAGGTTATGTCTTCTTTAAAACAAGCTTGTGTATTAGCGGGGACGTGTCAGCGATATCCGGGTAATTATAAATGTAAAGATGGTAGTGTGGTGTATGGTTTATAACGGCATATCCTAAGGACTACCCTAGGGTAGTCCTTAGACGTTATGCCGCTGATTCTGTCACTATACGTAAACGTTCGCACCATAACTCCTCAGGTGATACAAATCCTTTTAATACACCAGCGAAGTGCGGTGAGCCACCTTTAATAAAACCGGTTTCACCTAACTCTGAGCAAAACCAATCGCTATCTAGCTGATAATCACGATTATGCGCTAAGAACCCTATTAGCGCCGTGTAATCGTAACGCTTACCTTCCTGCGCTAATAAGAACTCATAGAACGCATCAGGATCAGCACATTCATATTCAGCAATAGCCCAGCTGGTAGCGCGATGCTTAAAATTCGCTAACGTATCCTGTAATACACCTCCGCGTAATGCGGAGGCTTCGATGATTCTACCACTAGGTAAGATAGGCGCGCAGTGTGACCACTCAGCCATCCATTCGCCAGGCGGGCTAGTAATAGCCCGTATGCCGTAACTGAACGGTAGATGTGATCGACTAAACGCTACCTCCACGGTAGGTAGTATAAGTTTTGACATTCCTCATTCTCCGTAGATAGGAGGCCAGGGAGGAATCCCTGGCCCAGGTTCACGATAATTATACTCAGATGGTTCAGGTGCAGCTAACATAGCTGCACGATGTAGACGACCTATAGCAAACAACGTCCCACCAACTTCAAATACTTTAAAAAACACCTGGATTACTAGAGCTGTAGTAATGACTACCTCAGCATCTGACATCGTTTTCCATTTTAAACCCGGCGGAAAATAGCTGGCGAATATCGTGGATAAGAATAACAAAAACAGGTATTTGATTAAAGATCTGACGTCACTGTGGAACCAGTAGTCTACGCCATCCACGGCTACTTTCACACCACTGGATTCACGCATATCACGGTAAGCTTTAATGGCTTCCCATGCTTCGTCTCGGCGGGCAGCCAACGACTGTACGGCGATAGCAGCATCGTAAGCGGGTTTGTGCGTGGCTACGTATGTTCGATAAGCGTCATCGTCCGCGAACAACAACCAGTTAGCTGGTAACGGCGTATCGTCCGGGACGTTGTGTACAATAGCAGGCCAGTCAGCCGGGAGTTGTTTGGGGTTATCCGTATACCCGTAAGTCAATACATGTAAAACAGTGGCCATTATAACCTCCAGTTCTGGCTAGCGCTATCGCTGCGGACCATATGTTGGTACACTCTATCGATGTTTAACGTCCGTGCAGTAGTACCGATAGTTTTGACAATATCAAAATGCATACCAAACCCACGGGCAGTCCCAGTAGGGATATTAGTGGTGATACTACCTAACAACGTGTTGTTCAGATAGATATCGGCTTGCGTGCCAGCAGCGTTTACCATAGCCTTTAAATAAGTCCAGTTATCGCCTGTTTGAGCTACGGCGGCTACCGCCGAGTTGTTTTTAGTACGGGTAGAGTTTGACGCGGTGCAGTATACCCAGTTACCGCCGTTTACGGTATCTGTATATTCAATATAACCGCCGCTATCTACGTTGTCCGCCGACGTCGTGGAATCCCCGAAACCAATACGTACACTAAACCGCTGTGCGGCTACTGATAATACAGGTATTTGGAATTTAGCGATGGTTACTAACTCGCCTGCGCCCGCTATTAAATGCGATACCGCCGGTGTGTCGTTTACAGCTGACCAGCCGGTAGCCGTAGTACCAGTAGACATCTGTATTACGCCAGCTACCCCAGCAATAGCTAAACCTGTCACGCCGGAACCTGCACCGGCTTGTGCGGCCGAAAACCCCTGTAACCCTACACCACCCTGTGGAAAGTCTTCATCTTTATACCACTGACCCGCTAACAACATCGATAACAGATCTATAGTCGTTAGATCTTCTACAGCACCAGTGCCGGCCGCAGTTCGTCCTTTTATGATCCCTGAGGCAATATTGGTTAGTTTACTATTACCTACCACACCCGGTTGGATTACCGTAGCGCCATCACCCGTAGATGCCACATCACCGCTATGGTTAGGGTGGGCATAGTTGTTAGCGCCAGCCGCGATACCATCTAACTTACCCATCGCGGCTAATGTCATATAACCGTCAGCTAAGGCTGTAGCAGCCCCTAACTTAAGTTTAATAGTCGCTGTGGTTTCGTCACCGCTGTTGGTACCGCTCGTTAACTGGAGTACAGCTAACAGCACGTCCGTTACAAAACGTTTATTCGTAGCGTCAGTAATGTTGGCGGTCGTACTGGTGTCGACTGTGGCGCTAGCTGCTAGCCCTAAGTTAGCTCTACCGAAGGCCTGCTGCGGTGCTGTCAGTGTTTGAGCCGCGTCTATCCTTAACCGTAAGGCTAACTGATTCGCTAATGTAGTCGCGAAATTAGGATCATTACCAATGGCGGTAGCGATTTCAGCTAGTTGATCTAACGTACCGGGCGCACTACCGATTAAATCAGCAATAGCCTGAGCCATCGCAGTCTGTACGAATTGCGTCGTGGCTAATGCCGTAGTGTTAGTGCCATATGCCGCGGTCGGGGCAGTCGGTACACCCGTTAGATTAGGACTATTCAACGTCGCTAAAGTCGCTAGCGTAGCGGTCAATCCCGTGATATCGCTAACTACGTGTGTATGCGTAGCCTCTGCTTTACCCAATAAAAACGCTACGATTTCTGATTTACGGTAATACCGTATATCGCCACGGGTGTCGTTGTGGTACTGCGTATGGTCATCGCCGTCTTGGTTATCTACTAAGTCATGATGGCTTACCACGGTTAACGGGCTAGACACTACGCCAGTTTGGAACAGTCGCTGGAAGATCGGTCTGGTGTCGTTTAGTACTGATACATCAGTCGCACCTTGTTGTACGATCACCGTAGCCACCCGACAGATACTGGCACTAATACTGATAGGCGCTTGTGGTTCCGGTGCTAGTTTAGCATCATCCAGCGTCGCGTATTGAGCGGTGCCGTATAGGAAAAACAATAATCCTTCAGGGTTAATGAAGAATAGGTGTTTCGTATAGTACCCTGCGGTAAGAGCAACTAACGCACTACCGTAGTTTTGACTACGGTCGTTCCAATAGGCCGTGTTAATCGTGTTAAGGTTAGTCGTATCTGGTACGAACCCCTGTAGGCTACCGAATAACTTAGTGAACGTACTGGTATCCGATATAGTTAGCGGATTGTATTGAGACCACATCACACCACTACCCAGTGTTACTTTTAACTGGTTAGGGTTGGCCTGTAATGATATATTACATCCATCATGCACCATTGACCCGATGACTTTACGGATGTAGTCGTTCATGTTGTAGATGTGGTTTAGCGCTTTAAACCGGAGGTTACTTAAACCGGCTATCGCGGTATTACCGTTGTAGGTGTTTATATAAGCGAGGCCGATATGGTCAGGCCCTATATAGGTGGTAGATATGACTAAGTCACCGTTATAGTCCACACCGATAAAATTATCTCCGTTAGTCAGACACGCGCCAGTTAATGTGCCCCAGTTAACCTCTACGATTGCGCCCAGGTTATCCCTAGCGTAGCCGCTACCTGCTGAGACACTGAAATTAATACCACCGGTAGGTGTTAGTACACCACCGTCTATATAAGAGCCACTAAACGTATCTTTAATGAATGAGTGTGATACGTTTAGACTGGCCAGTAATGCATCGGTCAGATCATTGGTCGATAATGCTTTACCTGTCACTTTATCGACTTTAGCTGCTAGCCCGGTCGTAATAGACTGGCCTAGTGCTTTGATGTCCGCACCGATTGCCTGTATTACCGCTATTAGCTGCGATACCAGACTCATGGGTCACCTCACGTTTTAGCGGTTACATAGGCTGCTGTAAAATCAGTAGTTGTGTCACCAACGTTGGTGGTTAATGTCGTTAATGCGGCCGCAGAAGCAGCGCCAATATTACTACGACCTTGGGCCTGCTGTGTGGAATCGAACGATTGAGCTGCATCCACACTAACGCGAAAACCTAAGGCAGTAAAGATACTGCCTACATCGTTTTCTGCATTTTGTAGTTCGGCGGCTAATTCGAAGATAGTGTCCAGTGTAGTCGGGGCAATACCACCTAAGATATCGGATTTAACTGATAGCACATAACTGATTACTTTATCGATAGACCATACGTGGTCTACTGTACCGACGCCTAAGGTATCGTTGATTAATGCATCTAATACATCTCTGGCATCACCTAGTGCAGTGTTGACTTCATTAACTGCTGCTACTAGGCTGGCTTTATCCGTGGTATTAAGACTGGCTAGTGTACCGGCTTTATCACGAATGTCTTTAACATCCGCACCGATGGCTACGATTAAGGCATTGATTTGTGATACTAAACTCATGGCTGGCTCGCTTCTATATATTGGGCTGTGAAATTAATGGAGGGTGCGCTAAGGTCGCCTATAGCGTCACTATCCACTTTGGTTTTAGCTAAGGTGTTGACTTCGTTAATGGCACTGATAACGTCGGTTTTATCATCAGTGTTCAGATTAGGCAAAGAACCTACGATAACTTCTACTGTATCACCATCCACGTTATAAGGGATGTAGGAAATACGGCTCCAGTTCTTACTGCGGACCCAAATACTACCGCCTCTTAGACGCGAAGGCCCGCCTACCGCATCCTCTACCATCCCGGTAGCTTCTGGCGGTGGAGGGTATACAGAATAAAAATAATAGACTACTTCCCCGGCCTCTGCTTGCAACAAACACCCTTGTTCAGTGTTTTGGAGTTTCACCCAATTACGGCGCAACTCCAATGGAATTGTTTGCATAAATAGCGCCTCATAAATTTTAACTCATAGTACTAGACTAACTGCGTCTAATGTAATAAAAAAGAGACATACATTATATATCAGATCACTACGGTGACGGCATACACCCCTAGGGTGCAGCGCATGCGCTGCACCCCTTGGGTCTATGACGGCTCACTGCATACCGCTAACTGAGAGCCGGCAGTTAACAGTACGCTCGTGCACTAGGTCTATGCAGGTTATACCATGCAGTCGATCTAAATTAGCCGTATTTCACCACATAGTAATTCCATTGTAGTAAAATTTAATGTTGAGGATATATCATGTTTAATTACATAACCCCGCACATCGTGCAATCCGCTTTATGGTCGGCTGTCTGCATCGTGGCAGTCTACCTAGTCAGAGGTCTCTGGCGTTATCTAAAACACGTCAAGTCGGTATTACTCGTACTCGATAGACATGCTGAGATGATTATTAAAATATTACGCCTAGGGCAAATCTGTCAGCAACCTACGGTCGAAGACGTCAAAGCTCGGTATGAAGCAGGTAAATTATACCAGGTCATGGATCTGATGTTTGATGATTGCGTACGGTTAGGTATCCCCTACCGTACGGTTAGTCGGGTGTTGAACGAGCACTGCAAGCTACCGAACGTAGTATTTAAACCCTATTCGAACGGGGTAGGGATTGTTTTACCTATCGGTGAAACTCGTTTCGAATATTCACCTAGCTGATAACTAGGCGATTTAAGACCAGGCTAAACCTAAGCAGTAGGGTAGCCTGGTCTTAGCGTAGATCGTTTGATTTAGCTATGCTGCCGTGCGTTTAAACATGGTTGGCGCGCCATAAATCCCGCTGCGGTGCCGATCATCCCGCCGCCGCGCCCCCAAATGAATTTTTTAAGAGCGTTTCCCGGCTATGCCGCTGTGGGGTAGTTATCCAGATGATTTTGGTCTTAACCAAAATCGTTACGGCGATAGCCTTCTTAGCGCGTACGCGATTAGTATTATTTATTTATACCGTAGGTATAAATACCAAAAGAAATATTGTTTTTAGGATTTACTAGGGTAAATCCTAAAGTATTTATTATATTTATTATTTAATTTATATAATATAAATATTATATAAATTATAAACAAACGTGCGCACGCGCGCGAGCCTTAGTATATCTTACGCGGGCGTACGCGATAGATGATACAGTTTATGTTGTGGATAAACCGAGATATACTATGCGAATTCTAAGCGAATTCAGGAGTAAAAACACATGAGTCGTACAGATCAACTGCGAGACGCCTTAGAGGCGATCGAAACACCACGTAAAAAATTACCGACTGGGTTCATGTTACGAGGCAGTATCGACCCAGCCTTACGAAATCATTTCAAGCAATCGATCCGGCACAGCCGTAGTGTGGGTTTTGAATCGATGCAAATCGAAACCAAAGCCCGTGAAGACGCGATCATGAGTTTATACGTGATCAAACCCAAGCAAACGGGATTTACGGCGGTAGCGGAACTTACCGCTGCTGCGTTGAAAAACCCTACGACAACAGCAATGTTAGCGATGTCTGGCGAGTCAGGTGACGCCGAAGCTGAGTTAGACATGGGTAAGCTTACCGAGCTAGTGCGCGAATCTGGTGCTAACGTGTTTATCGATCCTGATGACGCGATTAATTACATCAACTCCGCGCCTACCGAAGACAATGATTTAACCTGGGTTGACCCTACTGAGGGTAGTACTGAGTTTTAACGAACTGGGCTGGTGATTCACCAGTGGCTGCGGCCAGTCGGTTTGGGGTTAGTGACACGGAACGCCTTTACCGTTCACCGCACTGCGCCCCAACCGATTCCCACCTCATCCTAATCAATCTTTTAGAGTTCGGAGAGTCACATGACCCAGTTCAACGGCCGTACGATTTACGGTGACGCCAATGCAGTATCCGTATTAGCCCTAGGCAATCCAGATGAACCCGCTTCCCCGGCTGGTGTGTACGGACATCAGTACGTAGTCCAACACGGTGAGACCAAAACTGATATTAATTTTCAGAATGGTTCTGTGAAACTAAACGGCGTGAATGGCGTAACTAGTGAAGCATTGCTGGCCATCGTCATCCACCGTACTGAGCACGTTAATCGCATGTTCCCGTGCGAAGAAAACGAAATGGCTATTGGTTTCGCTCAGTCAGCGTTACAAAGTTTTGAAGCACGTACTAAAAACCGTACCGCTCGTGGTGTGGAAGGTACGTACACGGTTTAATCACGATACGGAAGAATGAGGATTACCCTTGTTCTTTCGTGGTGGGGCTATATGCGTAAATTTTGGAGTATATAGATGATATCATTCATTATAGCCCGGCCTAATGCCCTATATTTCGATGAGCACTGTACACGGGCTATTAACGAGGTAAGGGGTTTAGAGGAAGCCGCAGTAGTTGAGTCAGCATTACACCATGCTTTTGATTTAGACTACGGGCCTAATGCATTAGCCGATAGCTTACTAGTCGATGTATTAGAACAGTTCGATACACAAGACGGTTTAGATGTTACTACTTCTTTAACCACAGCCAATCAACAAGCGTATATGGCTGAAGTTGCATTGTTAGAAATACAAGTAGGTGACGTAGCTGTTAGTGTACGCCGTGCTTTACAGACTACTATAGATGCTATCCGTAGCCATGGCGAGGTTATGGTAATAGAGAATTTTAAAATACATGATAGCGATAGCTATCAGATGGATGTAGTTTATAGGAGCTCGTTATATGCAGCTACTAACACCGAGGGCTGATTATCATCAGCACTCATTTATATTACCTTTAATGGAGCCTTACTATTATACAGAAGACCAGTGCGTTGATGATCTAGCCCGGTACGGGTTAAGCATGACCGAGTGTTTACTAGCCGCTATATCTGAAGCGGGACAACTAGATGAGCTAGCCGTATACGATGCGTTATATGCAGCGGGTATGGCTCATATACACGGCGATGATTATGACCCTGGCCATTACGTAGAGGAATATGGCGTAAAGCAAACCCCTACGGATTTAGATGCGTTCCTACACAGGAACCTAACTTTAGTGTGGGTACACTATAGTCGATATATTGACATTATCACACACACCCAATACGGCACACTCGCATTCGTAGATGATGTACGCATGTTAGATAACTGTATTGGTTTCACAGCGTTCTACCACCGTTAACTAGGATTAATACCATGTACAAACCATTTACTAGCTGGTCTAATTTAGATGCAGACCCGGTTACTGAAACACGTCCTACATCCATTGCCGTACCAACCGATCCTACTGACTACGTCAAAGGGTATGCGTTCTACGACTTAGATGAACATCACGTACTCACCATTATTAACAACATCCTTGGTGATTCGTTACAGTGCGTAGAGGTAAGCTGCCTCGTACGCGATATTGAGTCACAACCAGAACCCGGATTATTAATCGATAAATATTATTTATCACGTGCAGATACTCCGTCTTTTGAATACGTGCGTGTCGTACGTCTAGAGTCTACTCGGCTATATCTGGAAATCGTTCGTGGGTGGGGTGATGCAGCCGTAGAGCTTATCGACAATATGAACTACGCCGATGAACTAGATACCAAAGCCGCATCGATGGATACGGATGAAGCAGCTAATATCTTAGGTGCCGCGCTACATATAGTGCAGCCAGACCCGGTAGGTACCGTTAGTGTGAGTGAGTCTGTCGAGGATGAAGCAGATGCATTACAGCGGTTATTTAAACAACAGGCAGTTAAATACACGGAAGATTTTACAGCTATCGTAGGGTCTGGGACTACGATGGTAGGTGTTAGAACTTTAGAACGTGAGTCGTTGACCGCTATTACCTGTAAATCATTATCAGCGGAGGAGTTCCAGCATTTCCTTAATATGCCGTTCTTTAATGCAGCGTCTAAAGTGTTTTTATACGAACAGCTCCAACTAGCGTTAGCTAAGCCTATGCATTCGCCTAAAATATACGCTAAGCTAACCCGCGATAACTACAGTTGTATCATAGTGTGCGAACCTAGCTCCATTATTAAAGATGGCGTCGAAGCCAGCATTTATTTACGTAATGCTACACCTGTTACATTACACACCACACTGCCGTCGGCACCACCGGAGCTTGTTTCTACACCCGCAGTACATCCGGACGCTGACGAAGTATCCAGACTCTACCGTTTATTTAACGACCCGTCGGTTAGTATGGCGTGTAATGTAATTAATAAGCCTGACGCGGTGTATACGATTAAGACAGTAGGCGGTACTGATAGTTCCATTAAGGCAGTTAGCTGTATGGCATTACCACAGTCTGGTTTCGAATCGTTCTCACGCTTACCAGATTTCGATACCGCAGCAGGCAGATATATAGAAGAGTGGCTGCATAAAGCATACCTACAACCTACTATTGATACTACCCCTACTATTGGCCAAATCGTCCGTGGTCGACGTATTTATATTGCTGTAATCAATAAAAACCCTGGTAACTCTACCAGTGTAGATGTTGTAGTATATATTCGGATCCCTGGTGCGTAAACGCCATATAGTCGAGTGTGACGACTATATATTCATACACGGAGACCCGTACCCACGGGCTCCATTCTACGCGTTTAGGAATCGCGCATATGAACCGTGGACTACGTATATAGCTGTAGATAACTATCAGCGCGCCTATAGGCTGTTGCGTAGACTGGAGCAGCAGCGCGCCACTTATACGTTGGACGATGGGCTAGGCGTGCGCGGTAAGCGCTCTGGCTATAAACTAATTACTAACGGCCTCGTACGAAGCACTAAACATTTACAACGGCGACTCTGGCTACGGTCGGGGTGCCGTAGACCACACTACTACCATTAGGATAAACCCATGGCGCAACGTAATCCTGCTTTAGAAGACCACGCTACTTTTACGTTCCATACCGTCAACGATAATCTAGATACTGTACAGACCCCTGTACAGTATCATAACAACTGCCGCAAGATGATGGTTAAGCCGAGATGGTGGCGTGTTAATATTACCCTACTTATTGCTAATGACACACATTGCACTATAACGGAGTTAGTCTATACGTCCATTACTAAAAACTTCATGAGCACGCTCTGCGTAGAAATAAATGACGATCTAACGACACGCGTACCACTAGGTTGGTGCGTAATAGAAGGTCGTACACGTTGTACTATTATCGATAAACCAGCACCGAGGCTATAACCATGTTACTGTTTAAAACGTTTAATCTGTTAGAGTTAGTCGCCCACTTGGTCGACCCGGTTTATAAACAACGCCAGCACAAAATGCAGCGGTACGAAGAGAAAGCCAGTATCTTAGCCCTTGATCAGCGTTGTGATTTATTAGATCTAGTTGCCGTAGATCGCGAAGAGTATGTTGCAGCTATTACTGAGTGGGTAAAAGAACATTACCCCGACGAACGATTTCCTATAGCCCTAGACGTGGCTATAAAGGTATTCGATTCATGCGAACAGGATATTTGCGATACAGCGAAGTTTGATGAATACCATAACCGCCGTGACGACAAGTTATATATTGGCGTGATGGTGCGGCCGAATGAAAAGCTATATGGCTACTACGATGCCCAGTTGCTAATTATGAACTATACCTTAGTCGATGTAATTCAGCAGATCCCTGCTAAAATCGATTACTAAGGAAGCACAGTTATGACCAGGTCACTTCGTGATGAGTGTTTTGCCTTAGTTACAGCCGATAGGCGCGCAAATCCTAACTACCCGCTAGAACGCCTAAACTTAATCGGTTTGTTATTATACGCCACTAAAGTGGCCACTACCGCGTAACCTATACTAGAGGCTACCCTAATTGGTAGCCTCTAGTATTACCGTCTATTTATTTTAACTATACTAGGTGCTATATGTGCGCCTTGGAATATTATCGCGAGTACTGTATACCCACTAAACCACCAACCACTGGAATAATAACATGTCTATCCGTTTTTTAGCGTTCGTCATAATTATCTGTAGTGTAGCCGGTATTTATATCCGCCATGCCCCACATACCCAACCAGTCGCCAAGTCACCACCGCCCGAATTCACCCAAGTGAAATGCTGGTCTGGCGGTACTGTTATTTACGAAGGCGTAGCCATCGGCGCTATCACGTTCTACGCTAGCTATACCATCGTACACGACCGTGCTACTAATACTGATATGCGTATACAAGGACCTTGTATTTTCACAACACTACCAACCACTGGAGTATCACCGTGAATATCCGTCTATTAATAATACTATTAATAGTATCTTTTACGTTCATAGGGTGTGTACGTAAAGAGCCTGAAGAACCCAATGCCCGTACTAGCATTAAATGTTATTCCGGTGCACTTAATACCTACGATGGCGTCGCCTTCGGCGGCATCATCCGATTTGATGACCGCTATGTGTTTGATGATAGTACCGGCCAGCGCCGTGAAATATCAGGCAGCTGCCTCCTAACCAAACTACCACCCGACGGAGTATAACATGACACCTTATGTTGAATTAATTAATCGTATTTTAGCCAACGGTAAACGCCGAGGCGATCGCACAGGTACAGGCACTATCTCACTATTCGGTGAGCAGGTCCGTTTTAATCTTCGTGACGGTTTTCCATTACTTACTTTAAAGCAAACTAATTACAAAGCAGTAGCTGCTGAATTAGTCTGGTTCTTAGAAGGTAGTACAGATAATGAACGGCTCCATGAGTTAGGTGCTAAGATCTGGGACGAATGGGCGCTATCTAAAGACTTCTACGAAGAGCGTGAACTATCGTTTTATGAACGATGCGAACTATTAGCCACTAAGTTAAATATGTCTAAAGACCAGGCTCGTAAAGTGCTACGCACTAAAGGCGATATTAAGGCAGGTATAGCGTATTTAAATAGCGCACATATCCCTAAGACTGTGCCAAAGCTGATACAACCTAAAGGAGCATTAGGCCCTATCTACGGCCATCAGTGGCGCACGTGGACAATAGATCTTAACCGTAATATTCATATAGATCAACTAAAGGATTTAGTGCGGCGTCTAAAGAACAACCCAATGTCTAGACGACATATTGTATCGGCCTGGAATCCTATTGATTTACCGGATGAAACCGAGACGCCAGAACAGAACGTACTTCTCGGTCGCATGGCTTTAGCGCCATGCCACACGTTATGGCAGTGTTATGTAGAGGAGTTGACGATCCAAGAACGTATGGATATTTTTAATAAACGGCGTGAGTATGCGGGTTTACAGATGACTGACACTGCCGGTAGTGATCCTGTAATCCAGCATGAGTTATTGGATAAGCTAGGTATTAAACGCAATGCTTTAAGCTTACAACTCTATCAACGCTCCGCTGATATGTTTCTAGGCGTGCCGTTTAATATAGCCAGCTACGCAACACTGATCCACTTGTTAGCGAATGAGTGTGGGTTTGAGGTTGGTGATCTTATTATTGCGTTCGGGGACGTGCATATCTACACTAACCATTTAGATCAAGTTAAAGAGATGCTAACCCGCCTCCCGTATGATCTGCCTACCTTAAATCTACCGGTTAACATCAACATTGCTAACCACACGGTTACTGAGTTAGTGGGCGCGTTAACTAACTATAACACACATCCGTATATTAAAGCAGACGTAGCTATCTAAACCGGAGTACTATAATGAAACCGACCTGTGGTCAGTGTAAACGATGGCAACGCCATATGGACGTAGTAACGGGTAGTACCACCCTAGGTTATTCGTTAGGATTAGGGATATGTACTGACATGTCTTTGCTAGGCGAATCGATAATAGATTTACCAGATGGCGCCGGCAAATCGTTGTCAGCCAATGTAAGTAACGTGGGTAGTTTTATAGCCACAGAAGAGTTCTTACATGCCAATCTATTAACCCGACCAGGGTTTGGCTGTAGTGAGTTCATTAACAAAGATCCGTCCGCCGGAACGTCTGATCTAGACGTACCTAGCGAACCACAACCCGTAGCTGTCATCAGCGGCTACAAATACTCTGATAAATCCGGCTATCTAGTCGATCGACTACCGGTGCCAGAGACTAACTGGAGCGGTTACCCCGAATCACGGCTGGCGATCGGTACGTTGCTGTTCACTAACCCCTAAGGAGGCTGTGTGTTAAATCAACTACAACAGTTATATGAAACAATGGTTGAGTTCACCAAACACGCGCCTGTGTTTGGTGGGGTGTTGATGATGTGGATTATGGGTGTGGTAACCTATTTTTTACGGAACATCCCTAAAGCTATTTACGACTACACCGAACGACAGCTAACCACTACGCTTACGTTTAACAACGCTGGATATGGGGGTAATGAACTTAACTACCAGTGTTTCCTAGCATGGTATTTAGAACAAGGATTTGCTACCGTAGCTCGTAGCTATTCACTAGAACGCCAGTGGCGTACAGGTGGCTATGTCAATGTATTTGGCGCTGGTTACGGCATCCAGTTCTTTATATACCGCCGTAGACTGTTCTGGTTTAAACGGGTTAAGGAGGAATCTGGCGCTACCGATAAAATGAAGGAAGAGATTAGTGTACACGGCCTTACCCGTAATGTGGATATTGTTAAACAGATGATGGGTGAGTTTACCTACAAGCCAGCTAAGGATAAACATTACGCATATACCTGGGGATCTAAGTCATGGGATGACCCCGTAATCGTTAGACCACGTTCGTTACACACGGTAGTTATTAATGCTAATCTAAAAATCGCCTTGCTAAAAGCGATTGACGATTTTAAAGAAGGCGAGCAATGGTATAAAGACCGCGGTATTCCCTATAAACTAGTGATATTATTACACGGTCCGCCCGGCAGCGGTAAGACCACTTTAGTACGAGCATTAGCTAGTCAATATCAGAACGATATCTACCGTATTAATATTGGTAGTATGTCCGATACAAGTTTTGACAAAGCCGTCGGCACTATCGATAGCGGATCATTTGTACTGATAGAAGACTTCGATTCTAGTAATGCACTTAAAACACGTAACGGCTTACGACCTAAGCTAGTACCTAAACCGGAACCCGAGGATGACGTATTAAAACCCATAGGCGAATCGCCCGAAGCAGTCGGTAACGTAGCTATTAATGAAACAGTTAATATCGATTTTAGCACGCTAACCCTATCGGGATTCTTAAACACAATCGACGGCGTATGTCCTTTACACGACACGATTATATTCATGACCACCAACGACGTTACCAACATTGACCCAGCCGTATTACGTAAAGGTCGGGTAGATGAATCGTTCTATATTGGAGCCCTAGAACATACCGAAGTTACGCAGTATATACAACTAAACGTACCTGAGTTAATACTAGAGCCAGGTCTAGAGTTTAATCCTATCATGGGTTGTGATTTAGCAGATCTATATCGCCAACACCGTAATACCCCTAGTGAGTTTATCGATAGCATCCCTAAACTACACACCAACCCCTAGTGAGTTTATCGATAGCATCCTAAACTACACACCACTACCATGGAGATAATTATGCTACCTAGCAGACCTACCGTGTTTTTAGGCGGTACCTGTATTTCAGAAGACTGGCGTACCCACTTGATCCCGTTACTAGACATTAACTACTTTAACCCGGTCGTAGCCGACTGGACGGATGCGAGCAAACTCGAAGAGCTTAAACAACGCAATAGCTGCGATTACATCCTATACGTAATCACACCGTTGATTAGTGGTGTGTATAGCATCGCCGAAGCTGTAGACGATTCTAATAAACGCCCCACACAAACCATAATCTGCGTAGTCGCTCACGCTAGCGTGGAATACGATGCTTCACTGCTAATGTCGTTGGAGGCCGTTAAAGACCTAGTACTAAGGAACGGTGCTACCGTATTAGACAGTTTAGAAGAAGTTGCTAAATGGCTTAATGCGCGCCCGTATGATACTAAACTACCACCTAGCCAGAGTTGGTGATCATGGATAAAATCAAAGTAGTAATCATAGCAGCTATGTCTAAGCATACCCGTGTGATCGCCTATAAGGGCGGTCTGCCGTATGAGCTACCGGCAGACATGGCGCACTTTAGACGCACTACGATTAACGGTGTGGTGTTAATGGGTAGCGGTACGTTCATCTCCTTAGGATCTATCCCGTTACCTAAACGCACTAACATTGTTATTACGTCTAAACCTAAGGAGTTCATGGATGCGTACTACGATAGAGTACCTGATAACCTAACGGCAGTAGGTAGCTTAAGGGAAGGTATTCGTAAAGCTAAGGCACATGCGGTTATAAAAGACCTAGACACCTGCTACGTAATAGGTGGCGAGTCAGTATATAACCAAGCTATACATTATGCTGACGAGTTGCTGATCACCGAGATCGATTATGACTATCCCGGTGATAAATGGTTCCCAAACATCGATCCCATCCTTTGGGTCAAAGCTGACGTACAGTCGTTCGACGTCTCGCTCGGATATGCTGCTTATCAAATAGTCCGTTACGTCCGTAGACCATAACGGCACACGCCACAGAGAGGCCATTGGCCTCTCTGT